ATCTGCAGGAACTTTTCCGAAAGGCCAACGTAATAAACAAGGAAACACTCTTGCCAAAGAACGTTGAGGCGATTAAAACGTATGGCAGGAATGTTATAATGGTAAAGAATCAATTCACATTAAATGGGCCAGTATGGAAGCGGCCAGGACTCGCAGAATCACATTTGGCGAAGCGAATCAAGCGGAAGCACGTACCACCAGATTGGACAATGCAAGAATATGATGGAAAGATCAGGCAGTTAATCACTGATCCGTCCAGCCAAGTTTATCGGTACCGACAGGAAGGCTTTGAACAGGATTATTATGTATTTGGCGATGGCGATAAGTGGATTGCAATCCTCGGACAGGACGGAATAATGGAAACCGCCTTTCCTTTGGATAAGCCAAGCGATTATCGGAATTACTTAACGATCGATAAAGGAAACACATATATGGGAACCGTAAAGGAGGTCGAGGAAGGTGCGGACTGATATTGAAAACTACGAGGAAGCAGCAGCTGGGCAATTGCTAAGTGTGTTTGAATTGCAAGTTTCCCTGCAGAGTCGTGATTATCTGCATACAGCTTCGCTTTCTCCAGAGGAACGGCAGCAGGTGAATCAACTCGATCAAGAATACCTGAGTAGGGCGGCAGAAGTGTCCGGGCTTATTGCAGAGTACGGGGACGCCGATAGCATCTTTGCAGAGAAGCCGCCGCAGCGGTGGTGGTGGCATATTGCTCGTATCGCATCCGGTCAAATGTCGGTTGATCCATCGGATCGTGCCGTTTTATACAAAGGGCAAACATATAAATACTGAAACGTCTTCGAGTTGTTGCGAAGGCGTTTTTATTTTCCCTAAAGTCACTTGTTTAAGTGTCTTTTTCTTTTGTCCAAACCGTGGCATGACTTAAAACTGCTATTCGAGGAAGCCTACCCGGGCATATAACAGGAGGATGAAAAAATGTACGAATATATCGCAAGACGTTTTCCTTTGAAATTGAACCTGCAGCTCTTTGCTGCTGATGGCGGTGCCGGCGGAGTGGCAGGCGGCGAAGGTGGCAGCGGAGAAGGAGCAGGGGGAAGCGGCGGTGATGGTGGTAGCGCCGGTAACGGCGAGAAGACGTTCACCCAAGCGGAACTCGATCAGCATGTACAACAACGAGTTGCGCGTGCTGAGAAGGCTGCTCAGAAAGCTCTGGCTAAGCAATTGGGTTTTGACTCAGTGGAAGCCATGCACGCCACCCTGAAACCGGAGAACAAGGATAAGGACAACAAGGATTTACTTGATCCTGCTGATGTCGACAAGTTGGTCGATGAGAAGATCAAGGCGCGGGAGAAGGAACAGAATGACAAGACCTTCAAGCGTTTGCTCAATGCCGAGGTTAAGGTGATGGCGAATGAACTCGGGTTCGCCGATTGGGAGGACGCTGCAGCACTCGCAGACCTTTCCGCCGTAAAAGAGAACGACAAGGGTGAGCTGGAAGGCGTGAAGGAAGCACTCGAGGCATTAGCCAAAAAGAAACCGCACCTGATTAAAACGAAGCAAGGGGGCGGACGGATCGGTGCTGACATTGGCAGCGGGACTCCAGACGACAAAAAGAAACGACAAGAGGAAATGGTCAATTTAGCAAAGAGCCGCGGGGTACCCGGTCAACAAGCCGTGTATAACCCATGGGCCCAAAAATAAGGAGGGATTATCTATGAGACTGCAACCTAGACCACGTGTAACTGTCCAGGATGAGTATGAAATCCTGGCATCCTTTGAGGTGATCCGGGAAGTGACCAACGGTATCACCATTGATTCGGCAGCCGTTACTGCGGATGCCAATGGCGACAAAATCATCAAGAAAGGCATGCCGATGGCGAAGCTCACTGCATCGGGCAAATTCGTTCCTTATGATCCAGCCGGAACCGACGGCAGCCAGAACCCAACGGTGATCCTAAAGCGTACAGTCAACGTCAAGGACGGCGACCATGTTGTCGGCGGATATGAGGTCGGTAAGTTTATCACCGAGCGGATCCCTGTTTCTGTTGATGACGAGCTGCGTAAGAAGATGCCGCATATCGTCTTTGCTTAATTCAAACCATGGAAAGGATTGAACAATATATGAGCAAACAATATAAATTGCGTCACAAATTGGATTTGCAGACCTTCGCAGGTGACGATCCAATTGATTTGACATTGGATGAAGCATTGACTGGGGAAGACCTTCTCGTCTACTCCCGAAACCTCGAAGTGTCTAACGAATATCTCCATCCCTTGTTGTTTCCACCACGGGAAACGGCTGAATTGACGGTCGATGTCATTCAGGAAGAGTCGCCACGTCTCCCAGTTATGGCGCAGATCGCTGAGCTTGGAACAGAGGTGGAATACGGTTCTCGAGAAGGTTTGAAAGGATCCCGGGTAGAGATTCCAAAAATTCAACGCGGTCGCTATATGGATGAGAAACTGGTCCGCTTGGCGCTTCAGGCTTCGCAGAGTTATGGACTACGGAATGAAGAGCGTAACCAATTGCGCAACCGACAATTGAATGACGCGCAGTATGCCGTCGATGCCATCCGGGCTCGTCGAGAGTGGATCGCCATAACAAGCATTTGGAGCGGTAAGGTTGTTTATACCGAAGGCAATGTTAAAGTTAATGTCGATTTCGGTTACACTGCTGATCAATTGCCGGTCCTTACTGGCACCGATTTGTGGAGCGATATTGTGAACTCCACGCCACTTGATGACATCCAATTGTGGGTGGATTTGTGGAGGGCGAGAGGGATCCGTCTTCAGCGTGCAATGACCAGTCAGAAGATCATCACNCTCCTTCGTCGTAACCTTTCAATTCGTCAGCATTATCATGGAAATCCTAGCGGGAACGCACAGCCACCGCAACTGACAAAAGCGCAGCTTCAATCTGTGTTCGAAGAGCTTGAGTTCCCAGCTTTGATCGCCTACGATACTCAAGCCCGCACCGAAGACCGGGCTCTGACCGGCGGAAAACTGTCCTTTACGACAGTCCGCATGTTGCCAGAAGACCGTTTTGTACTTTTGCCGGAGGGGCCGCTGGGTAACTACCTTTGGGCTAAGACAACGGAAGAAATGATGGCCGAGATTGATGCCGAGCAAACGGGCGACATGGGGCTTTATGTATTCCGGGATGTCACCAAGAATCCGATCCGTCTCCGGACAGCAGGAGTCGCATTGAACTTCCCAGCATTCGCATGGGCAGATTCGGTTGTGTCGGCAAAAGTCCTGTAAGGAGCTCTTTAGAGGGCTCCTTTCTTTTTATCAAAAATTAGAAAGGATGAAGCGTGTGGATCTGCAACTTACAGGCGTAGTTAAATACGACGGCGATTGGAAACAGCCGAACGATATTATTCGCAACGTTAATGATTCAGTCGGTAAATCAATTATTGATGCTGGAGTTGGCAAAGAAATCGAGGCACTGCAGGATGATTCCGACACTGAACTGCAGGTGCTCCGCGAACGGGCGAAGGAATTAGGTGTACCGAACGCCGGCCGCCTTGGTGAGGCTAAGCTGAAGGAAGGTATCGCCGAAAAGGAAGCCGAGCTCAAGGAGCTCCAGGAAAAAGCATTTGAACTCGGAATTGAAGATGCCTACGAAAAGGATGCCATGACACTTGCCAAAGAAATTGAAGCAGCCGAGAAGAAGTAGGTGATAGCCATGGATCCAAAAGAAGTTGGCACATGGATCACATCTAACATGTTGGATACTGAAGCATGGGACCGGGCCTCGGACCAGAAGCAGGCCGTCGCCGTCGTTCAGGCTGAGAGGAATCTGGCTCATTGGTATCCCAACATTAACCCGATGGCCGTTTCGATCGTTGCGTTTCAAACGGTATGGGAGCTGCAGGGGATTGACCCGGCACTCAAATATCAGAAGCACAATGTTAAAACGGTATCTGATAATGGCGAATCGATCAGCTATAAAGATGGGGAACGCCCTGACGTTGCCCCAGACGTCCGGGCCTTGCTTGGACCTACCGCTGATGAACTGGCCGAGAAGGATGCCGCAGAAGCGGCGCAGCGGCAATATGGCGGTGCATTGGTATGAGTCTCTTTGGATACCCAGCGACGGTCCGGCATTTTCATTCCT